CTTGATCCTTATGCCGCGAACAAAGATATTCGCCAAACTACTGCTACTGGAGGAAATGCATTATTGCATTTTGCTAATTGGATTCTTGAATTTGAACCAAAGTTTAATAAAGATTTAATTCTAGAAAAACCAAATGACAAATATGATCCAATTAAGAATAAAATTATTGGTCATAATGTTAAAATTGTAATTAAAAAATCCACAAATGAATCAACAAATTCCAAAGTTCAATATCCAATCAAATATGGTCGTAAAGACGGCTCTTCTGTTTGGAGAGAATATGAAGTCATTGACCAAATTCTTTCTTGGGAATTCGCAACTGCAAAAGGCGCATGGGTTACTTTCTCAGATGAAATTGTCGAAGAACTTAAGAATGCTAATTTAGAATTAAAAAAGCAACATCAAGGGATTGATAATCTAAGAGCTTACCTAGAAGAAAATAAACCAATCGTAGATTATTTTTATAATAAATTCATTAAAACTCTTGCATCATGAGATTATTAAATATTAACGGCAAGCTCGTTAATAAAAATGTAAGGAAAAATCTTATAGATTGGGAAGGTAAAAGTCGCAGTAAATTACAATTTAAATTTAAACAATTTTTTTATCCTTATTGGAAAAATAATATAGTTTACGAAGAATTCCCAGTATATGGAACGATGCTTAAAGTTGATATATTAAATGCAACAAAAAAGATAGCAGTTGAAATACAAGGCGATCAACATGAATCCTTTAATAAATTTTTTCATGATAACTCTAGATTAAAATATTTAAATAGTATAAAAAGAGATGTAAAAAAAGAAAAATGGTTAGAGATGAATGGATTTAAATTTTTAGAACTGTATGAAAATGATTTAAAAAAAATATCCCCACAATATATAGAAGAAAAATGTGGAATTTTAATTATTTAAGTGTAAAAAAGTGTGGTGACTAATAAGAAAAAATTTAACTTTCCAGACTCATTGCTGAAACAAATTGATGAATGCAGTTTTGGTGGATATATTTTATTTAATTTTTCGAATAAGGGTGAACCTCAAGTTTTTACAAAATTTGATAATCAAATAAATGCTATGGCACTTTTATATTATGTAAATACATGGAGCCAAAGCATTGATCAATTAAATTTAGAAGCAACAACAGATTTAATAGCTAGAAAAAATCAAGAAGACGATGATTTTAATGATGATAAAGAAAAAGATTAAAACTTGACTTTTAATTTTTACTCTGGTATCATCTATAATTGAATGATATATTCATTACAAGTAGAAAGACATGTATTAAGTGGGCTTTTAAAGCATCAAGATTTATTTGCAGATATTGATGTATTTTTAACCGAAAACGATTTTTATAATGATGTTCATTCATCAATATATACTGTATTTAAAAATATTAAACATAAAGGCGAAAATGTAGATAAGATTTTGCTGGCTGAAAAAATCAAAAATCTTGGCATAACCTTTAAAGATGAAATTAATATATTTGATTATATTGATAATTTAAGTTTTTCGCAAATTACAGAAGAAGCCACATTAAATGCTTGTAAAGAATTAATTAAATTAAGAATTCGTAGAGAAATATCTCAAACGGCAGATAAATTGAAAGAATATGTAAATAAAAATTCAGAAGATTCTGTAGATGAAATTATAGGAAAAATAGATCATATTTATAATAAAAAAATATCTGCATATTCAGAAAATGATGTTCCAATTAATATTTTTTCTGAAGTTGAAGATTTAATCGAAGAAATAGGTAATTCTCCAAAAGAAGATACAGGATTAATTACTCCATATTCAGAATTTAATAGAATGTATGGTGGATTAAAAAATTCAAATATTTATGCAATCGCAAGTAGGCCGGGACAAGGCAAATCAACTTGGCTAAATGATATATGTTTTAAAACTTCAATTAATCCAAAAAATAAAACTAAAACCCTTATTTTAGACACAGAAATGCAAACGGTAGATATACAATTAAGGATGGTCGCATCTCTCACTGATGTTCCTGTATGGTATCTTGAAACAGGTAATTGGCGAAAAAATGAAGAAATGACAAAAAAAGTAAGAGCAGCTTGGGCAAAAGTTAAAACATATGAATATTTTCATTATCACGTAGGTAATAAAAATATAGATCAAGTATGCTCTATCATTCGTAGATGGTATCTTTCTAAAGTTGGTCGTGGAAATCAGGCGATGATTGCTTATGATTATATTAAATTAACGGGAGAAAAAGTTGGCCAAAATTGGGCAGAACATCAAGCTATTGGCGATAAAATCGATAAACTTAAAAGGATATCGGAAGAGATACATTGTCCAATTATTACTGCCATGCAGTTAAATAGAACAGGTGAAAATTTTAATAGAAACTCAAATAATGTAGTTGATGATAGTTCAGTAATTTCATTATCAGATAGACTTCAATGGTTCGCGTCATTCGTGGCAATTTTTAGAAGAAAAACGCTTGATGAAGTAACTCTTGATGGACAAGCATTTGGAACCCATAAATTAATTCCAACAAAAACAAGATTTCAAGGTAAAGATGCCGCTGGTCATCAAGACCTTGTTAGAAGATTGGATTCAACAGGAAAAGAAATATGGGCGCAAAATTATTTAAATTACCAAGTCACAAATTTTAATATTGAAGAACGTGGATCATTAAGAGATGTTGCGGAAAGACAAAGAGAACAATATGAACTCACCGATCAAAATAGAAATGATGGAGAGTTATTATGAATGTAGAACTAATTTCAATTACAAAACCAGAAATTAAAGGAATTAAAAAAGCGGAAGATCTTGTCGCATATTGCGCTAGAGTTAGTAATCCATCTAATCAAATGAATATTGAAACCGCGCCAAAGTTATTAAGATTTCTTATTAAACACAAGCATTGGTCACCATTTGAACTTGTAGATATGACGGTAGAAATTAAAACTAGCAGAGCAGTTGCAGCCCAAATTTTACGGCACAAATCTTTTAGTTTTCAAGAGTTTAGTCAAAGATATAGCGTAGCAAATGAATATGAAGATATTGAATTAAGACTACAAGGAGATAAAAATAGGCAAGTTGGAGAAAAATTATTACCAACAGGGACAGATGCCTTTGACAAAATTAACGAACTTTTAGTTGAGTCTTTATCATTATCACAGCATTGTTATGAAACTATGATAGAAAATGGAGTAGCAAAAGAAGTTGCTAGAATGATACTCCCTTTAACAACTCAAACAACTATGTATATGAAAGGCTCACTTAGAAGTTGGATTCATTATATAGAATTAAGAACAGAACAAAATACTCAGAAAGAACATAGAGAAATTGCAGAGAAATGCAAAAAAATCTTTACAAAAGAATTTCCTACTATAAGCGAGGCGTTGGAATGGAACAAGTAAATATATATCAAATCCTAACTGATTTAGGATATAAATTAAAAGATTATGGTAAAGAATATAGAACTAAACCTCTATATAGAGAAAGTGACAATGATACTGTTTTAAAGATATATAAAGATTCTGGACATTGGTTTGATTTTAAAGAAAATATTAGTGGAGATTTTAGTTCATTGGTTAGTATGACTTTAAAATTAGAAAATCCAGAGAAAGCAAAAGAATGGCTTAAAGATAAGAACTTTACTTTTAATAGAACCTTTGAACCAAGAAAGCCTTTATTAAAATCTACTAAAAAATTTGATATTGATCTTCTCAATAACCTAGAACTAGATAATAAATATTGGAATAATAGAGGAATAAATAATGAAACTCTTCTAGATTTTAAAGGTGGCATAGCAAAAGCAGGTAAAATGAAAAATAGATATGTTTTTCCTATATTTGACCACATAAATAATATTATAGGATTTTCTGGTAGAGATGTAACTGGCATATCTAAAATAAAATGGAAACATTTAGGAGAAAAAAGTGATTTCATTTATCCATTATTTTTAAATTCAAATGAAATACAAAATCAAAAAGAAATTATACTTGTCGAAAGTATTGGAGATATGTTGAGTCTATATCAAGCAGGAATTAAAAATGTTTTAGTTACTTTTGGTACAAATCTTAGCCTATCAATTTTAAATTATTGTCTAAAAATTGATGTTAAGAAAATTTATATAAGTTTAAATAATGATTCTAATAAAAATAACGCTGGAAATATAGCGGCAGAGAAAACGCTTGCAAGGCTAAGGAGATATTTTGACGAAAAACAATTAAAAATATCATTACCGATAAAAAAAGATTTTGGCGAAATGTCAAAAGAAGAGATTTTACAATGGAAAACAAATGTTTAAAAGTATTATCTGCTTCTAGAATTAAAACTCTTGAGACTTGCTCTTGGGTTTATTGGAATAATTATCATGCCAAAATACCTCAAACTCAAAATGATGGCGCATTAAGAGGCACGATTTGTCATACAATTTTTGAATTACTTTTAAATCCAAAACATAAAAATCATTTTAATAAAATAATAAAAAATAATTCAATTCAAGGGAGCAAAGCTGTGGTAAAATTAGTAAAAAAATTGAAAGCAAAAGTTGGACTAGATGAATCTAATTTTGAAATTCTTGATCAAATGATTATGGTAGGATTAAAACACGACTTTTTTGGAGAAAAAGAAGGTAAAATAATATCGCCAGAATATGAATTTGAAATTAAAAATGATTCGCCAAAATATCATATAAAAGGATTTATAGATAAACCAATTAAATCAAAAGGCAAAATGATTATAGTTGATTATAAAAGCTCCAAAGCTAAATTTAGAGGAGATGATCTTGAAGCAAATATTCAGGCTATGATGTATAGTTTAGCTAGTAAAAAATTATGGCCTAAACTAAAACCAATTGTAAGATTTCTCTTTTTGAGATTTCCAAAACAACCAGTTCAAGAACTTGAATTCACTCAAGATCAAATAAAAGGATTTGAACATTATTTAGAACATATTAATGACTATATTAATAAATTTGATGAAATTTCTGCTAAAGCCAACTTCGCAATAGATAATGATAAAAGTAAATGGATGTGTGGCGTAGGAAATTGGAGATGTCCATACAGAGATCCATATGAATATTATGTTAAATTAAATGATAATAATGAAGTAATTGAATCTAGTTTAGATGGGCAATTTAAGAATACTAAAGGATTTAAAATAGAAAAAAGAAAATATGAAGGATGCCCTAAATTTAATAATAT